TGGTCCTAATAATATCATCTTAGTTACAGTATAACCTCTACCTTCCCATGTAATTTTGGTAGATTCTTTAACAAAGAAAGCGTAGTCTATTAGAAGCATACTCGATATAGCTAAATGTATTATTAGATACCATTTAACAATCTTGATAATTTTATTTTTCATTTGTATCTAATTTGATAGAATATGTATCTCCCTTTATTAGATATAGATTTCCATATTTCCCAATGTGTGATTAAATATTTCTTAAGTTTACTTGTCTTTGTCATTTATTCGTTTTCATTTATAAAGTACTCTATTTGTATCCCAATACTTATCTACTTGTTGCTTTACATACCACATATCTAAATGAGGACGATTCCCCAAATTATCATCTTGTATACAGAGTATGTATTCTCCAATAGGCTCTGGATATGGGTTAGTCACATATATATTCAATACTACTTCCCCTAAATATTTATCTAGTAGCTTAGATTCAGAATAAGGAGTTTCGATAAAATGCCCGTTTGTATCACATTGACTCAATGTAGTAACTAAGAACTCCTTAATTGCATCTTTATTAGTATCTTTATTGACTCTAATTAGTCTATTCCCATTTCCATTTATTGCATTTATTATCATAATCAATTTATTTTTGAAATCCGTTTTTAGATACCGTTAGTCCAGTTTCCATAATTTATCAAGTTCTTCCCTTAGTTTTTTAGGGCAATCTTTTAACCAAATGTCCTTACTTGCTGGATTTATACGCCTATCAGGTTCTTCTTGAACATCCCAGCCCTTTATGTTTTTGCATTTTTCACGTAAACTAGATAGTTCTTCCTCGGTAAAGGAATTACTAGCAAACTTCTCGAAAAGTTCTTCTGTTGTCATAACCTCATATTTATTCGTTTTATAAATAAATAGAATAGCGTTGCTATAATTATCAATAAAAGAATGTCCTCCATATTTATGAGCCAACATCTAATATCTATATGATAATATTGAAGTACTCGTGTTTTGCTTAACAGTCTTAGTATGTAATCAATGCACACAAAAATTATAATTTCTGCTAAAGCTATTCTAACTATTTTGTCCATTCTGTACTTGTATCTTTCCATGTGTATTCATCTGATATACTATTATACCAATCTTTTAGTCTTATTGATTCATTTCTTATATTCTTGGAAAGTCATCTATTATTGGTCCTCCACCTAACTCATTCAATATTTCTCTCGGAATATACTTAATAGGCTTCCAATCAGACCTATCATTCTCTCTTCTAAAAGCATATTCGCTTTCCTTATCGTAACATACCATTATAGTACTGTTCCCGTTCCTAAACAGTGCCATAACATTAACCTGCTTATTCTCTATAGTTATTGCCCCACATTTTAATATAGGATGCTTTTGCACTCTAATCCATTTATTTGTTTCATTCATAGCCATTTACCATAGTGTTAATGATAGGAATACCTAATCTTCATATATAATGCCGTCAATTTCTGGTAAATATCCATATATAATACCTTTTGCTTCTTTTATGAGTACTTCCTCATAGCTAAAGTAAATAGACCGACGCATATAACCATGATTGTATCTTTCTACTAAATCATTAAGTAACATTATCTTAGCCTTAGACAATTCTTTAGGATTTACGTCTAACTTTATCAATAAAGTTTCTGTAGTTATCATTTTTCATAGTTCATAAACTTAACATATAACCTTGACAAGACTTGTATAAGTTCTTTTTCTTCAGCATCACATTTATCCCACATGGAATCTTTAAAGAACATCCAAGCTCCATGCTTAGCCCCAATTTCATTCCATAAATCAACATCAAATTCAAATTCTGGAATGATATTGTTACTTACAAGTTCTTCATATAGAATCTTAGCTGCCTCCAAATTATTAGTATGATAATAACGAGTTGCGATGCTGTATAAAAGTTTATAATTGATGTTTTCTTTCATTTATTATTCCCATAAAATAAGGATATTCTTGCATTAATAATATGATTAACATAGGTTCTTCCCATTCAATATCTAAAATTCCTTCTTGATACCATTTCCATACATTTTTACCCGATTTATCATTTTTCCAAACTTCCATATTGAATTTGAATTCTGGAATAACTCCCTCTAATACGAGTTCTTTATATAGTATATTCATTGCCTCCATATTTCGGTTATAGGAGTATTGCCTTAATATTCTATATAGTATTTTATAATTGATGTTTTCTTTCATTTATTATTCCCATGAAATAAGGATACTTTTCCTGTAATAGCATTACAACAGAAAAGTCTATTTTAGAGTTACTATCTTTAAAATACATTAAATAGCTAGTATGTGAGAAGGGAATTTTTTCCTTAAACTCATTCCATAGCTCCATATCAAATTGAAATTCGTCTATGACTCCTTCTATAACAAGACGTTCATATATTAATTTCAAAGCCTTTAAATCATCTGCATAGTAATTACTTCTTATTAATTCACAGATTGTTTTACGAAACAATTCTTCTTTACTTTTCCTTTTCATAACTCGTATTGTTTATGCCCACCCCAATAGGTAAAATAGTCTTGTATATATCTTTATTATTCCAATCTGGGGGATTTAATTTTCCTGTTTTGGAATCAACTATACTAGGATGAAACATGAATTGATTCTTAGTAGGTACGAACCTAGTTGGAGTAGTTAATCTGTAAACATTCCCATCTAATATCGTTTTAGACCTAAGTTCGGGATTCTTAATAGTTTCTCCAAAATTAAAAGAATGTTCTCCAAACGTTCCAATAAGTTCTTTATTAGAAAACTTGTCCCAAACTTTATAAGTAATTTCAGGACTTTGTAATAAATCTCCAGTTCTAACCCCTCCATACCCTTGTTGCTTAGCGTATTGTATAGCGGAATTATATAAATCCTCACTAACCCCTCGTTCTGCATTTATTTTTGGGGTAGTTTTACTAACAGAATTAACTTTTAAATCTTTACTAGTAATAGTTCCACTAAGATTTCCAATGATATTATCTTTGCCAGAATAAAGTTCTGATTGATAGATAGGCACTCCCCCATTTTTAGATTCTGATACTAACGTAAATCTTCCCAACTCTGGAAGATTTCCATTAACGCTCTCATTTCTTAATGACATTAAATTTAACAAATCTCTATCAGTAAATTGTGAAATATCCACTCCTTGTTGTTTTAAGTATTCTGCAAATCTAGAAGTCATATTTCCAAATTTTACAGAAGAAATTGGAGTAGGCTGTTTTTTATCTCCCAATGCCCTTATCAATCTGTTAGTATAATCTTCTCCTAATTCTTTTAGCATCTTATTCTTTGTAGCTCTTTTTATGGCTTGTTTACCAGCATACTTCAATCCTCTGCCAACTATACTTCCAACACCAGTACCTAAGCCCACATAATCTGTAAAAGTAAGGAATCCATTCAAATTATGCAAACCTTCTTCTGTATTCTTAGCTTGCATATAATCTTTATATGCTTTATCGGCTTTCTCACGACTTTGTGATTTCTCCCATTCACTTCTATTATCTTGACTAATTTCAGAATAAGTTGGAGTATATTGTTGCTTTATAGGCTCTTGAATTTGAGGTCTATAATCTTTGATAGCATCTCTCCTCTGAATCCCACTAGAAGGATTTTGATATTTAATAATACCACCTCTCTTTAAGTACTTATTAAGTGATAAAGTTCCATTCAAATTTCTTCTATAAGAATCTTTATCTGCACTATAATTATATCCTCCAGAATTATTTCCATGTAATCTATCTATAAAGTCATTAGTATCTTTAGCATCTAGAGCTTTATATCTATCATTCAGTACTTTTACTTTATAATTAGCATAGTCTTTTAGATTATCAAAGTCTATATAATCAAATCCGTCTTTGTATCTGCTCTTCTTATATTTGGGAGCTATTGAATCACCTGGATGTTTAATTCCACTTAAGTTAAACCCTCTTTCACCTCTAGGGTCTAATCCATAATTACTTTCCAATGCTGCTTGCCTTACTAAGTTATTAAGATTAGTAATGGGTAATCCATTTTCTTCTAATGCTTCTTTAAAGATAGGAGTCATTACACTTGCAAACTCTTCAAACTTATTCCCTGTACTCCCGAATTTATGGGAATAATCTAGAGAAGACTTCTTTCCTTCTAATAGCTTATTGATAAAAGGATTAACACTTCCAGATAAGAATGAAGTTGCAACACTAGGAGCATATTCTTTAATAATATCCACTACATTAACAGGCTCTTTAGGTTCTTCTTTTGGAAGAAAACTTTTAACTTTATTAATAGCTTGAGCTATTATTCCGTCTTGTGCTTTAATGACTCCACCATTTTCTAATTGCTCACTTTGAGTAGGTGTAGTTTCTGGCTTAGGTTTATTAGATTTATATCTACTCCAATCGAAACCAATTAGTTCTTCATTATGGGCGTCTAGTTTCTCTTGTCTAAATCGTCTTAATATTCTGGCTTTTAACTCTCCTGCATTTTGCAGCTTTGGAATCTTCATTCCTACTTGAGCTTTAGCTATCTGATTATATACATTAGATAATGCTTTCTTATAATTGGGGTCAGTTGCATATCCACCTTTAACTACTCTATCAATAAAGTCTCCAGTGAAGGCATTATATCTTTTATTATTTAATAATGATACATGATAATTAGCATAATCATCTATATCTTTAAAGTCTCTAAAACTGTCATTTATATAGACACCAATGAAAGATATATCTTCAATTCGTAACACCATTGTTTTTATTACTTATTTATTGAGATATATTTGAATATATTGGGTAAAAGCTTCTCTACCTCTTTTCTTCTTGAATCTGTATATTCCAACTTCACTGTTATGATAACCTCACGTTCATAAGTTTTTTTACGAGTAGCTTTACTATAAAAACATCTACCACCCTTAGTATTACCTTCAATAGTATAACTATGGTCTGTAATATCTTTCTTGACAATTCTATTGCCTTGTTCTATTTCTGTATCAATCATTATATCAAACCATTCATGAAGCGAATAATCATCTTTAAAAACATCGAAGTAAGTAGCATACACATTCAAACAGATTGTACTATCTTCATTTACGAAATGATTTCCATTGCCTAAATCTGATTCTTCTCCATGTGTAAAGCTAGAGGGATATACTAAGAAATAATCAAAAGTTCTATTCCAATAAAACCTTGTATCATCATATTGGTATATCCCATTTCTATAATCAATCAGTTTCACACCTTTTACTCCTAATACCGAATCTACCCATTGCAAATATTTAGCTTCTGATATTTCCAAAGTAGGATGATTATCATATATAGATAAGCTAGCAATAGTAGCCTGTATATTACTATCCTTTTTACTAGTACAAGATAGTAATAGCATTAATAGTAATATGTAAATCGCATATATATTCTTCATGAATAATACTATTCTCTATAAAATAATCAATTATTACATATAAAATAAATCGCCAAAACCACAACAGGAACGATAATATACATTACTACCGCACCCTCTTCAAAATCCCTATTTTCCTTACGTGGACAAGTTATATATGCTATTATCGCATAAAAGATTATTCCTATTATTACTTTCATTATGCAGCTTCCATTATTAATTGTTTTTCCTCTTATTTTCTGATTTAACAATAAGTGAAAAGATAAAACCACCTACTGCTCCTGCTAATATTATCATTAAAAACTCTTCCATTAGACTTCTTCTTATTTAGCCTTTTTTCAACTCGCAAGCTCCCCAAATTATAGCCACAATGTTTAATACACTGTACAATATAACGCTTCCCATTGAAAGAGGGAGAAACCTTGCTCCTAAATAGGTAGCAATAACTAACATAATAGGAGATGATGAGTCTCCATTATCATCTCCTTGCACAATATTCATTATAATGATATAAATAGCTGTTAAGGCAGAGTAAACAATTTGCTCATACTTCAAAATATCTCCCATTGTAGTATCACCTTCGATTGTGATAATAGAAAAAACTATATCCTTTAAAATCCAACCCAACAGGAAATAAACAAGTATTCCTACAATAATCCAACCAATCCTTGTCATGTCAAATAATATTTTGAATATTTTTAAATCTGTCATACACATTACTAAACTTACTATCAATGATAGATTTTATTTGTCCCATTGCATCTCTAACATAAGGCTCATTATCTTTCAGTATAGTAAATTTACGTTTCACAATAACATTAAAAGAAGAACTAAACAATATGCGTTCTTTCAGTTTCTTCATTATGTCATAAGTTCCATTGTACCCACTATTATAAGCCGTTGGAAAATAACTTTGTCTCTGCTGTTGATAACGAGCTATCTGTATATCTTCTGCTATTCTATAATAAATATGGTCGCTAATACTTATATCAACTTTATAAGTCCTTTCTCCACTCCAAAAGCTATCTTCAACACAATACATAAAAACTTCATATCCTTTATACTCAAACCTTTGAGCATTTGATAAATCTCTTACTGTATATGCCATTATTTCTTTTTTTTGATTAATAATTTAATTTGTAGTATAAGCTGCTCAAAAAATGAGTTGGCTACTTAAAAGATAGTAGCTAAAATTTGTACTGAATGTCTGATTCGTAGTTATTTCGCTTTAGGTATCTTGTTCCCTTTAGATACTGTTATACAATAAAAAAGGTGTGGAACTATATTTGTTTTACCCTATGTTCCGGCTCTCGCATTGCCTTTGGTACGGATAAAACAATAGCCCACACCAATATTGACAATATCTAAAGCCTTAAAGATATAAGGTAGGTATATATCAAATGGTGTGGTGCTATTGCTATCATCTTCGTACCGTTATCAAATTTGCGAGATTTGAACATAGAAGATAATTTCAATAACACCTTTCGTAATATGTCCTTTCAGACCTAACACATTAGGTATCTGAAATTGCCACAAAGTTACGAAAAGCGTTTGTAATAGCAAGAACTATTGTTTATTAAAAGTAGAGAGTTATCCCTTCTTTATAAATCCATGGTAGTGGAAAAATTCAAGACTGCCCATATAAAAACTAAATTTCTGATTTTTTCCACCCCACCGATATTTCATGCTTATGGCTTTATAAACTGATTTTTTATCCGTTGAACGGTGGAAATACCAATACTTTGTAGCTTAGCTATATTTCTGATTGAATAACCTTTCTTTAGTAAAGCTATGACTTCTTTATATTCTTCTTTCTTCTTATCATCCGTTTTGGTTGAACCTGTCTTTCTGCCAAGTTTACCACCTTTGGCAATATAATTTGCCCTACCACTATTCAAACGGTATTGGATATTGCTTCTTTCGATATTTGCCATTTCTGCAAGTACTGTCACCATGATAGACGCTATTGGATTAACATCTCCATTTGGTTGCAAAGTATATAAACCCAAGTTCTGTATGTAAACCGATACTTTCGATTCATGCAATATATCCAAAGAGCGAAGAACCTGTAATGTACTTCTCCCTAGTCTTGACAATTCAGACAAAAGTAGGATATTCACAGATTCACGTTTACAGTATTCCAAACATTCTCCTAAAATCTGTCTTTCCTCTATTTTCTTTGCACCTGAAATATGCTCCTGGAATATGTTTACTATTTCTATATCCTGTGAAATAGCATATTTCTTTAAATCCTCTATTTGTCTGCTCGTGTCCTGTCTGTCATTACTTGAAGAAACACGAGCGTATATTACGGCTGTTTTCATTTTATTCTTTGATTAAATTGATAACATGAAAGAATGTGTTCAAACCAACTTTGCAGATTTATTTGAACACATTCCTGTTTTGAACACTAACGAGGTTTATTCGCTTCCTCAATATCCCATAAGCCAACTAAAAGAATAAGTAGGATTAACGGAACACAACCTGTTATAAAAGACAATACCACCCAAAAGAGCCAAACAAGTATCTTATAATAAAACATGATTTTTTGTTTTACGTAGTTAATAAAATAGGAGAATACCCATTTCTGAATATTCCCCTGTTTAATCAATCAATAAACCACTTATATTTAGTGTCTCCATGCAAAGCGGCATTTATTCCCGTTGCTATTTCGGTTGCATTTATCGCTCTATCCAAAAAACTATCAATGTAGCTTGACTTATTGCTTCCAGTTAACAAATTATACAATTTCCACATACTTATATCATTTCCCAAGCTGCCAAAGTTCTTATCATTGATATATGCTTTTGCAACTGTATTTATTTGTGAATCAGTGATAAGCATTTTAGGAATATCTTTTTGATAACCTTGTGGTAATGATTGATAAAGTCTCATTCTCCCAAGTAATTGGCAAAATTGATGTTCTGTGAGATATGAGTTACCAAGTGTTTGCATTAAATGTATGTGTTTGGCTGTATCGTATTTGTTGAACATCTCTAATACAGCTTGATATAAATCCCTTGTATTAGTAACTTCCAAACAACTAAGAAAACCGTCTGTTGATACACACAAGTTTGTACAAACTTTACAAGTAAAGCCAATAAATACCTTAAACCTTTCTGCTCCTTTCTTTGAATACAGATTTGTGTGATTATAAGCTCTCACACCACCAATAGTAAGAGTTAGCTTATTTCCGTTCACCGTTTCGTAAATCGTAGGAATCTGAATAATAAAAGCACATCTTTCGTAGTAGATAGTCTTATCACTTTCAAGAAGTTGATTTGCAGGTTTGTGTATTGCTTCGGGTATTCTTCCCTTGATAATGTGACTTACACGAATATCGGGCTTATCAATGCTTTCACCACTGAAAAACGTATTTGCAGCGTCATAAACAGTATCAATAAATGCAGGGTGAGGAATTGTAAGCTCATTGTCTTTGGCGAATACGGGTGTAATACAATCTTCTTTTAAATGTTGCATTGTTACCTCTAGTGTATTAGCTTCCAAGAAATGAGGATTCTCTTTTTTAACTTTTGGTTGTTCTTCGATTATTGTTGCTTCTTCTGCATATTCACCAAAGTTACTTTCTCTTCTTACCTGTGGCACATTGCCAATAATTTGTAGATTTCTCATAACGAATAAAATTTTAAATGATTTATAAATTGATTACGTGGAGAATAGATATTTCACTTTTCTTCCAACTACCCTAGGGGGTTGTTAGAACTACTCTTCACGTGTTCATGTAACTTTCAATTCTGTAAATCATAGGAGAAGTAAGCTGATATATATTTAAGCTCCTATTTTTATAGGTAGGGGGTATTATATATAAGTACCTATACTTTATTGCGTGCCTATGTATTACTATGCACTATAATAGAAAGGAGAGTATTATACTGCCATATAAAGATATGCTAAGTAGTAATATTAGAAATTGAGTATTGTTTATTTTTTTACCTTGTTTATTATGAGTAACTTTGAGTATTCTTAAAAATCAAGAACTACCTGTTTGTCAATGGTTCAACTCCTTGAATTATATGTAAATCAAACAGGTCATATTTGCATTTTCCCACACTTCCATTGGGAAAATTAACTCCCATATTTAAAATTGCGAACTGCTATATCCCTTGTATTAGACAAGAATTTAGAAGTTCCACAAAAAAAGCCGTAATTGAGCACATTTGTAAGTGTACTCGCTTGCGGCTATTTTTGTTTTTAGTTGGATAGTAGACTAATTTATTCGTCAAAGTCTCTATAATGAGCTTATTTGTAGGCATTGACATATTTTTCAGTGTTTCATACTTCAAATACAGAGTTAGCCTATATAACTCTTAATCTTTAAAAATCAAAACAGATACTCTGTCACACTAAAAAATGAAGTTCATGCGCACATAAAGTTTAAATTCTTTAGTAGTAGGGGAAAATGTGTGTTATAATATATAATTAATATCAGATACTTTTTCCCCACTACCTTACCTATGTAAAGCTAAGAATGGCTTGTAATACTAATAATCACATTTCTCTTTGCCGTACACAGAAAAAATCACTTTTATTGCATCCTATTCTGTAAAACAGGTAGGTACAAGGGAAAAAATACTGTATATTAATATATTAATAAAGAACACTTTTTCCCCTTACTTGGGAATTATGATATTCCCATTATCATCTATCTCTACTATTTTATTTACTTTCTTCGTGGGTAGTTTTTTCTGCTTGGAAAAGTCGTTTTCCAATAGAATATTTTCAGTATGTAAAGTTAAAGGAGTAGTAATTGATACTAAATCAGCGCCAACAAGTTCTATTATATACTTATCATAAGTCTTTTTATCTATTCTGATTGCTTTGATTATATTTTTCTTAATCAGCTCTATATTGCCATATTGGGATAATAGAAGTAATTGGATAAAGAAACCCTTTATCGCTGCATCCAGTTCGATTAATGCAAACTTATTGGAGATAGTGATACATTGTTCTTCCATTGCAGGAATATGATAAATATTCCGTCTAGTTGGATAATAAAAACCATTATCCACAAAATAAGGCTTTATATCCAAGTACTCCTCAAATTTTTTATTAAAACTGCTTACTGATTTACCTCCACTTGTTCTTTTTAATTCATCTAAAGTGATTCTCACATTATACCAATCATCCCTTGAAAGAGACAAACAGAAAAATCTATAAATATTGGCAGGTTTGAATCTATTTAGAATGGAATAGTTGACGGTTGCATTGCTCCTGCAAAATTTGGGTAGAATATTCATTAGTAGCGGATTGAATATTGTTTATAAATAGTAAATCTTTCTTCTCTTTTTCTATCTTGTAGTAATAAGCACTACCAAAGTAAATCTTTGCTTCTTTTCGATTATTGAATCGCTTTCCCGTAGGAATATGAATAATCATAGGTCATTGGTTTATTTTATAAATGATGTATCTGAATCTAATTAATGTTGTGGTGCAAAATAAATCGTATAGACTTTCCCTTGTATCTTTCTTTTGCTTTTAATATAGCCATTTGAACTAGCCCATAAGCCAACTCTAAGCCTGTTATCTGTTACTCCTTGTTTTAGTGCTTTTTCTCTGATTTCTTCATAGGTGAATGTTTGCATAGTACTGTTTTAAATAAAAAATGGTGATAAAATAGTGTATCTTTTGTGCCTGTGCTATCTTATATACTATTTGTAATATATTGATACAAAGGTACTAAGTTTTTAGGGAGTGACCTAATACTAGTACCACAAACTGGAAAAATCGACTAGAAGTATTGATAAAGTAAAAAAAGTTCATTTAGCAATTAGACGAACTCTATTTTAATATTACCATTTCGCTCTTATCTTACAATTCTATTTTATCAAGTACATCTACCATATTAGGTAATTCATTGTAGTAGTCCTTCACATCCGCACTCTTAGGAATATTCAATTCCAATATCCCTAATTCCGATAAGTTATTAATAAACATTTGATATGCTGTAACATCATTCTTGAGCTTTCCTATTTGTTCTAACATTGGACGTGCACATAACAGTTTATTAATGGCAACCTCTTTTATTGTATCATCACAAAATAACTCTTTAGCTCTTTCCAAAACTTTTGGAAGTCTCTTTCTATCCTTAATAATAGACATAAGCTCGTTTATTTCATCATCTAATCCATATATATCTATTCCTTTCATTAATAGCGGAAATAACTCATTTACCTTATCTAAAGCAAATACATAATTTAAAATACCTTCTATATCAGTTGGCACATCATTAGCTATCGGGATTTCTTTCGTTATTGGTGTTTTCTTTGATGACTTTATTTGATTAGCTTCATTTTCAAGAATGACATTCGCTGCATCATTAGATGTTAACTTAACATATTTTTGAAAAGACTCAACATCATTATGTCCTGTAATTTTCATTATAAGATGAGCATCAAATCCACGTAACAACATATTACAAATAAATGAACGTCTTGCAGTATGGGTCTTTATCAGTTTATAAACAGGAACTTGCTTCTTAGTTACTTCATCACCTCGATGCTCCACTACGGTATGCAATCTTGTTATACCAGCCTTTTCTCCAATCTTTGTCAAATAATTTAAAGCCGTCTGATTGGTAAATATAGGAAATTGGTTTTCGTACTTGGCTAGTATCTCTTTAGCTATTGGCAATAATGGTACAGACACCTTATGCTTTGTCTTTTCTTGGATAATCTCAATTATATTTCCATTATCTTTCATTATTCCCTCATTTATTGACTGTGTATCTGTAAAACGCTGACCTATCCAACATTGCAAAACAAACAAATCTCTCACCTGTTCTTCTTTGCCAGAGAGTTCCAAAGCATATATCTTACTTATCTCTTCCTCTGTAAGAAATATATCATTGCTATCACCTTCTTTACTTCTAGGCTTCTTATATTTATCAAGGTTAGATTCATGAATATCAATCATTCCTTGCTGCTCTGCTCTTTTAAGAATACATATTATCTTCTCTACCTTATTACCAACCGTAGTAGTTTTCGTAGTTTTACCTTTACCAACATCTTTATTAAGAAGATAAAGTTCATATCCCTTAATTAAAGGTAGGTTTATATCACTGAAACTGATAGGACATCTACCTGTCTCATTCAAAAATATTTCAAAGAACTTTATTTGCTTTATGTAATCAGCTCTTGTACTTTCACCTATATTCTTATCAGCAATTATAGCATTGCGTAACCAATGTATAGCATTTTCAGTTTCTTGCTTCTTTACCATAGTATCTTTATATATAAACTTTCGTAACAATTCTACTCCCTGCTCCATTTCGTTGGGATGTTGACAAAGATAGTATTTATATTCGACAAAACTTGCTTTTAATTCTGTCAACTTTTCATTAGTTATAGTGTTATTACTATTATCAAGTTCAGATAGCCTACAACTAATGTATGCTTCTTGTTTTTCTTCATTCCAATGCTCTGGATATACTTTTACACCCGTAGAGAGTTTAACCTGCTTCCCATTTATTCGACATACCAAATAAATATTAGTAGGCTTATTTGCCTTAGGCTTTCTCAAATGAAACCTTGCTTGTACTTCAT